ATCTGTGATACCTTCCAGAAGTTTCTTGATCATTTCTGAAGCGAAGCAAAAGATTGATGATCTAATGGCTGAGAATCTTAAGCTGGCTGACAAGGTTGCCCGGCAAGAAGTAAAAGATCATATCGAAGCAAAATGTGCCGATGAAGCCCTGACAGATGAAGAAACAGAAATGATCAAGAAACTTCTGGAAGGTATCACAGATACAACAGAAGTAGATGAAAAGTTCGAAGCAGTTGTAAAATACGTGAAGGAGCAGAAAGTTGTGATGGAACCGAATGCTGAAAAAGTCTCGAAGGATGAGAAGGACGGCGAGGAAGTGAAGAAGAACAAAAAAATGAAGAATGAGGAAAATGTGGATGGAAATGGTACAGCTATCGTGGAAGGTCAAGAAGACCATTCAGACAATCTTTCGGACGATATGAAGGCATTCAGACGCCTGACTTTCGGAGCGAAATAAGAAGTAAAAATCTAATCAAATCGGAGGAAGTTAAATAATGAAAAATATGGCTCCTGATGTAAAGGCCCTTCTTGAAAAGTGGGGACCTCTCGTAGATCCTTCAGATGATCCAAGAATGAAGGATGAGAAACTACGGGAACAAACAGCCATTATTCTGGAGAATCAGCAAGAGTGGATCGATGAGGTTTCGTATTCAAGCCCCGATGTTGCTCGGTTCACACCTATTCTGATTCCTCTGGCTCGAAGAACATTCCCCGAGACTGTTGCTCATGAGTTGGTAGGTGTTCAGCCGATGAGTGGTCCTGTTGGGATCGCTTTTGCTCTGCGTTTCGTAGCGCAAGACACTTATTCTTCATGTGCAGCTTCAGCATATCCTGAGCTTGGGCACAATCTTATTGATCCTGGATATTCCGGTGCTTCTGGTGTTACATCTGGACAGGGTCTGGTAACAAGTGCAGGCGAGCGTCTTGGTGATTCTGAGTCAACCGGATCTGGCGACGCGAATGACGTAGGTCTTCGTGTGGTTTCACAAACAATTACTGCTCGGACAAGAAAACTGAAGACTCAGTGGTCTTTGGAGGCTGAGCAAGATCTTCGGAACATGCATGGTGTCTCAATTGACAATGACATGGTTAACATTCTTTCTTATGAAATCACGCAGGAAATCGACCGGGAACTTCTAGGTCGAATGAGAGCGGCTGTTAACCAGACTGTTGCATTTACAGTGGCATCTGCTGATGGTCGTTGGGAAAATGAGCGGTGGAGAGTCTTCTATAATATGTTGGTTATGAAGGCTAACCGGATTGCTTATCTGACAAGACGTGGATCAGCAAACTTCATCGTTGCATCTCCTGATGTGTGTGCTCTTCTAGAGACACAGAACAACTTCACCCTGGCTCCACTAGCGAGTAATGTGGATACAGGTCCTGTGGGGGTTGCGAAAGTAGGAGCCTTGGATGGGCGTTTTACTGTCTACCGAGACACATTCACAACCTCAGCTTATTCTCTCCTAGGATACAAGGGACCCAGCATCTTTGATTCTGGAATCATCTATTGTCCTTATATTCCTCTCCTAGTGAGCAGAACAATCCGTGAAGATTCATTTCACCCACAGCTGGGGATGATGACCCGTTACGGTATCACTACTAACCTGCTCGGCGCAAGTAATTATTACATTGCTGTGAATCCAACATTGGATAGTAGGTGGTACTCTGTATCATAAGCGGTAAAGAGTAATTGAAAAAGACCTCTTGAGAAATCTTGAGGTCTTTTTTTTGCTATAAATAAGATGTGAAAAGGAAGACAAATGAAATATTATGTTTATATGATAAGTGATCCAACAGGAAAGCATTGCCCGTACTTTGGAAAAGGTACAAATAATAGATACAATTGGCATTGGAAAGAATTTAAAAAGAAAGGATTTCATCAAGATAATTATAAGTTAACTAAAATGTTTAAACATCTTGAAAGACAAGGATTAGAACCTAAATACAAGCAAATTTTTCAAACAAACTCCGAACAAGCAGCATATCAATGTGAAGAATTTTGTACTAGATATTATGGGTTGGAGAATCTAAGCAATCTTCAACATGGTGGATTTGGAACATATGATGTATCTGAAGAGACGAGACTTAAAATGTCAAAAACACGAAGAGGTCGGAAACATACTTGGGGGAATAAGATAGCAAAAGCAAGAAAAGGTTTTAAGTTTTCTGAAGAATCTAAAAAGAAAATGTCTAGATCGCATACAGGAAAAAAGCTCTCAGAAGAGCATAAAAAGAAGATGAGTAAGTTAACCACGGGCAGTAAAAATCCATTTTCTAAATTAAATGAAGAACAAGCTAAATACATCAAAGCAAATCCGGATAGTTTGTCTCCGGGAGAACTCGCTAGAAAAATGAATGTTTGTTATCATACCATTTATGATATAAGAAGAGGAAATAGGTGGAAACATGTCTAGTTACTAGCATGCCATAAATAAAGATAAGAAGATCCGAATAGTGAAAGGAGACAGTATGCGGATTATTTCATTGAAAAAACAAGAGGTTCAAATCGGTCAAAACAGCTCGCCTATTATTGTTCACCAAGGTATTGTTATTGAAGCAGTAGGTTTGGGCGCCGCTTTAATGCAGAGTTTACCGGCAAGCCTTACATTTGCCCTAACGAAAGCCCCACCGCATTATATTTTTGATGGGGAAACATTCAAACGAGTCAATTATGATAAGAATAAGACAGAAAAAATAGATAAGATTCGTGAAGAATTGAATTCAGGAAAAGTTCTTTGTAAGTTTGGATGTGGAAATCTGGCATTGTATCCACCTGGGAATCCTCAGAGATGTTGTGAATATGCACAACAGTGTCCTGAACGAAAAAAGGCAGCCAGTGAGAAGATGAAAGCTAGCACCCCTGATCTGTTAAATGCACATTCTGGAAAGCCTCTTCCCGAGAAGAAGGTTGAAGAAAAGAAGGAACCCAAGAAGGTATCAAAACCCAAGACAAAGCGTGCTCCAAAGAAACCAAAACAAAAGAAGGCAGAAAAATCTGTTGAAGAGGCTATGACGGATGCAGCAGAAGCTGCAACAAAAGAGATTAATGAAAAGCCTGCACAGCCCGAGAAATATGCCTCACATACAAATCAATACAAGAGTGATGTTGAATTTGATTTTGGTGAAGCGGCCAAACAGTTGGACAGTGCCTTCAATCAATCAGTAGGATCTATGGGTGCAGACATCGAGGAGTAATAAATGTATTATGTTTACAAAATAATGGATCCTACCGGTAAACATAAACCATATATTGGTAAAGGAACAGCCTTGAGAATGTTTCACCATTGGCACGAATTTCAATTGCATGGTAAACATCCACATAATTATAAATTAACAAAAATGTTTAGATATTTAGACCGAAAGGGAATGAAACCAAAATATGTTAAAGTTTTTGAAACCGATTCCGAAGAAGCTGCATATACTCATGAGAGAATATTAACAGAGGATGTTGGGCTTGAAAATCTTAGTAATCTGAGAATTGGTGGTGGATCTTGGAATCCTGATGAAGAACAGAGAAGGAAAATGTCGTTTGCAGCAAAAGGTAGAACATTTTCAGAAGAACACCGAAAGAAACTTTCTCAAGCACACAAGGGTAAAATATTATCAGAAGAACATAAATTAAAAATCTCTGCTAAAACATGTGGTAGATATTTTACAGAGGAACACAGAAGAAAAATATCAAATTCTCTTGTAGGACATAGATGTGGAATGTCCGGTCGGAAACATACTAAAGAAACAAGGAAGAAAATGTCTGAAGCGCTTAAAGGCAAGAAAAACGCTTTAGGTTGTAAACGATCCGAAGAAACAAGGAAGAAAATGTCTGAAGCTGCCCAAAGATGTTGGGCAAGGAGACGAAATGACAAGAGCGGATCTTAGGGAAAAAATAAAAAGAAAATTAGGAGCGCCGACCGTCAAAGTAGAATTGACAAGCGCTGCTCTAAATGATGCGATCAATGATGCCGTGCTTGTAGCCCGTAAATATGGATATGGTACCGCATTGAAAAGACGTTACTATGTTCTTCAACTTTCTGCGGGTGTATCTGCATATACACTGCCCAGCGGAACCAATACAATTGAAGAATATGTCTTTCCGGGAGCTGACCATCTAGATGGAATTAACGTTCTCTTTACTTGGCAGAACCTTTACTTTGGTGGTCCCTGGGCATGGCATCCCGCAGATGCAGCAGATTTGGTAGGTTATCATAATTTTTTAAGTTACATTGAAACGTGGAAGAAATATTCTATTAATAAATTTAGATTACAATTAGATCAGCCTGCTGGAAGGGTATTTTGTCAACCCACTCCTGTAGCTGCTGATCTAACAACGTCTGGTTCTGGTATTGTTCTTTTAACTATCTGGACTGATTATGATGAAACAGTCATATTTAATAATATAGACGTCCAGAAGCTGTCAATTGGTTATGCAAAACAGACTTTGGCACATATCAGAGGAAAATATTCGGGATATGCTCTTCCAGGAGCCCAGGGAGGATCACTGAATGCTGATACACTTGCTTCTGAAGCTGAAAAGGAAATCGAGGAAGCAATAACACAGCTAAAAGAAGAAGGTGAAGGTCTTGGTTTTCTATTGGGCTAGGAGTAAATAATGGCATATACTAGTGGTTCTACATATCCTCAGGGAGTTCTTCGGTGGCATCATATTTTATCTGGTGCTGCTACGTCAGCAGCCATTTCAGCTGGTTTGAATCCAGAAATTCAACTCCAACGCCAATGGAATGATGAAATTTTTGATCTATATGGAATTGCTGTTAGGTATTTTCCAGTAGTGTATGATACTAATCGTGATAGAATATTTGGTGAAGATCAAGAAAAGACATGGGTAAGTGCCGCAGAAAATATTGATCTTGTATTTGAAATTGGAGAAGAGGAAGACTCGTGGGGATCATTCGGAGTTATTCCTCAAGAAATGATAGTTGCTCGTGCTCGCGTAAGTGATTTTCAATCAATGGTATATTGGTCTGCTACGGCTTCAGGAAGCCTTACGGGATATTCTCCACGAATCGGTGATGTAATACTGGTTATATATGATCCACCATTGTTATATGAGACGATTGATGTTGCACCCGATAGAACAACACTAGGCACATTTACATATAATAATTGGAAATTAGTTTTGAAGCGTTGGCACTATTCTCATGAACAGAATATGCAAATACCAACCGATTATGTTCCACCCAGTGGATGTCCTGAGGCCTCTGCGGCAGAAATTGAGGGTGACACCATAGTTGATTATGATGATGATCCTTCATTAAATGATGATATTTACGGTAAGTATTAACGGAGGAAAGATGAAAACATTTAAAGGCTGGCTTTCAGAAGAAAATATTATAGTTAAAGTTAAAAAAGACAATTCCAAAGGAAGAACAAAAAGTAATGTAGGAGATTATGAGGTTGAAGCTCTTCATAAATCTGGTGACTGGGCTGCTCACCTTCCAGTTGGAATTCAGGACAAAACACAAAAGGGAAGTTATGTCATAACTCATATTCCGAGTGGTATGGCTGCTAAGTTTATTAGTAATAGAAAGGAAGCCATTAAAATGGTAAATGCTCTCGGTAAGATGTCCGCGAAATGGAATGGACAAGGAAAGCCGCCTCAGGATTTTATTGATCAAACAAAAGACATCGTACAACAATAGGAGATAAGAATGTTCAAAGTTAAATTTTTGGAATGGGCACAGAATATTCATGAGGCAGCTGAGACTCTGGCGGCAGATGTTAACGAAATCCTTGTTGGGTATCATGCTCTCGGTGGAAAATGGACAGGATTTGAGGGTTCCGGAGAAGCCAAGAAACAACTAAAACAAAGAAAAGAACAAATTGGTGATGAGGCATATAATATACAAGATGAACGTGCCCAGGCGATGGTAAAGGAAATAATGAAATGGGCAAAGGCGAATGGATATAAAGGAAAGATAACTAAAGCCTGGTGGACAGCAAGACCAGGAATATTATCAAAGGCGGTCGGGACAAAGGTAGATTCCAAGAAAAATCCTACTGATACTCTTTTACAATTTGCAGATGGAAAATTTCTTGGTATTTCAGCTAAATCCTCTAAACAAAATATAGAGATTACATTCAAGAATCCTGGTCTAGGAACTGTTGATAAGGATCTTGGTACAGATATACGTTCATTCGTAAAAAAACAAGAAGACCAGGTCATAAAGAAACATAAGTTACCCCAACAGGGAAAAGAAAGAAAAGAAGCAATTAGGTCTGACGAAAAGATTCAAACAAAAACGAAACAAGCTGGACTAGCGATTATGACAGCTGTTCGTGATCAAATTCTAAAAACATTGAAATCTCTGAATAAACGAGATCCGGAAGAGGCAAGACAATATCTGCTTAAATCTTGGATGGATACAGGAGATGGTGTTTATCCACCATATATTAAAGTTACAGGTAGACATGGTGGGGCTGGAAAGAAAGCAACTGCTGACATTGTTGATCCTATCGAAAATCCTAAATTAGATGCTGTCTTACAGATGCCTATTACCTTTGTTCCGTTAGGAAGTGATTCTATTGGTGTCCAAGCAAAAGGTAAGCGAATCATGAAGGCAAGAGTAAAATATGAATCAGAGAAAATCGCTTCTTCGTTGAAACTCAGTGTAGAGGGTTGGAAGTAATGAAGACATCATTTTATTGGAATACTATAAGGGATTGTACTGTTCAATTTCTAGATACATTAAATGATATCGTAATTAACAGATACAATGCCTCAGGTGAAGTAGTGAGTACTTTGCCTGTATGTGTTAAATTTGCTCCAAAACAAAAGATTCAATATTTTCTGACAGAGCAGACTAGAAAGAATATCAAGCTGCCTATCATATCAGTTTTTATCCAGAGCGTCAATTATGCTCGTGAACGGGCTAATGATTATATGCATGAGTATCAAATGCCTGTAAATCCAACATCAGCTGATGAAGTCATTACATCATTGAAGACCCCAATTCCTTATGATATCATATATCAGACTACCATTTGGACATCGTATCAGGAAGATCTAAATCAAATATTAGAGAGGATTCTTACATGGACCGCACCATTTTTGTATGTTTCCATCAAAGAACCCATCACGAACAATATTGTTAATTGTAAGATAATGCAGAATAACACTGCACCAGAAATTGAGTTAGATTATGGTGATGAAGATCAGCCGGTTCTGCGATGGGGAATTGATTTTACTTGTCAAACTTGGCTTTGGAAGCCCGTAACAACTGCAGGCCTGATTCATTACATTAAGATATATAATAAGATAATAGAATCTAGAGCATTGTCAGGAAGCGCAAATCTCTATAGTACGTTATCTTTGTCTGGAATTTCTGCTGCATCAGCAGCCTCTGGTGCAGGCAGATTGTATGAATATGAAAAAATAGATGAATACCCGTAGGATAAAATATGACAATTGCACCAAACGTTAAAACGAAGAAGACATTTCTGGCAACAATAGGACAAAATGCTGGAAGTTCTGTTGCTTGTATTGTTATTCCTAAGGCCTACAAAGGACCGGTGGGGTATGCTAATACTCGTTTGATTACATCTCTCCAAGAGTTGTATGATAATTATGGTCCAGCAACCTCTGCTAATTATGAATCCTGGTTTGCTGCAGAAGGATATCTGAAGCATGGTAATCAGCTTTGGGTTGCCCGAGCAATGCCAGCAGATGCTACATATGCTTATATTGATATTCCAGCATATGGTACAGCTTCTGCAGGAACAAGCGCATCTGCTCAGACTGTTGGATCACAAGGCGAGGGTATAGATTTTGATACAATAGGGTCTTTATCATTACCAGATAATGTTGCGTTAAGAATACATGCACGAGGCCCTGGAACATATGCTAACACTGATTTTAGGGTAGGTGTAATTCCAGCATCCGCGTGGACGTCTGTTCCTGCATCTGCTGCCTCGGCTGTTAATGTTCCTGATTATTGGGATGTGGAATATGGTCCTTCTGCCAGTGATGAGCTTCTTATTCTTGTATCTATTACAGATGGAGACGGTACAGAAAAGATAGTTGAACGGTGGCTAGTTAGCACAACTACCACAAAGAAAACACATCTGGATGAAGCTATGTATATTCCTGATCACATCAATAATAGGTCGGAATATATAGCTGTTTCACATAATCCGGGTCTAATGCCTGCCACAATATCTGGTGCTGGAACCTTTTCAAATCTAGGCGGAGGGACTGAAACAGGAACTGTTTCTGATTCTATGATTCAAACCTGTTATGGTTTTTACCAAAATGAACTTGCGGTAGAAATTGATATGTTTATTGATGGTGGAAAATCGGTTGCGGTAAAGAGATATATTGCGGGGCTTGCAGGATCTAGGGGTGACGCAGTTGCTTTACTGGATGTTCCCTTGAGTGTTGTTACATCTATCGAGGGAATGATTGACTGGGCAGCAAATACATTAAACTTGAATACTACATATGCCGCACTATATGGTAACTGGGGAAAGGTATATGATAGATATAATGATAAACACCGGTGGGTTCCTCTAGCAGGACATGTTGCCGGAGCATTCGCATATAATGACGAACAGGCAGGTCATTGGTTTGCACCAGCAGGATTGAATAGGGGATTGTTGAATGATATTGAAGAATTGAAGATATATCCCAACCGTGCTCAGCAAGATCTTCTATATCAAGCCCGAATAAATCCAATTATGTTAGGTAGTGGTATTGCTGTATGGGGACAAAAGACATTAGGTGTTTCAGAATCAGCATATAGCAGACTCAATGTTCGAAGACTGTATACGGTTTTGAAGAGAGCAGTTAGAGACATTTCATATTTCTACATGTTTGAACCTAATGACAGGTTAGTTAGAAGCAATATTAGTGATGCGATATCAACATATCTGGAAGATATACGTGGTCAACAAGGAATATATGAATATCAGGTTATCTGTAATGAGATTAATAATCCTCCGGAAGCAATAGATAGAAATGAAATTCATGTTGATGTTATTATCAAACCAGCCAAATTCATTGAGTTTGCTGTTATGAATTTTGTTGAAGTAAGGGATGAAAAATTCTTTTCTGAAGGTATAGAAGGTGGATTTCCATCGATCCCTGGAGGTGGAGGGGGACCTCCAGGTCCGCTTCCTGAACCCGCAGAAGATCCCAAACCACCTGTTCCACAGCTGTTAACACCGGCAAATGGGACTACAGGAACATCTGCTGTTACATTTTCCTGGACGACATCACCAACGGCAGGTATTAAGAATTTTGATATTATCTGTATTACAGGATCGCTCTGGTATGATGGAATAATCTTCAATGAAACGGTTACTGGAACATCATATGCTTATAATCTTCCATATGCAGAAACAACATATAGGTGGAGAGTTAGAACTAGATCGGTTTCCGGAGATTTTGGTGGCGAGGTTAGTTATTGGCACGCGCCCTTTACTTATACTACTGAGGCTCCTCCACCGCCTCCCAGCACGGAATATGTTATTGTAGATAGTGGATCCGGCACAGGGACAGATTATTTAACACTGAGGGAGGCTCTAGAAGCACATAATGGAAGGGATCTAGTAGCTGAAGGTAAAACTCTTATTTTTGAATGTAGAGCATCAACCAGTGCAAATGATCAGGGTGGATCGGTTGTAGTGTCTGGTTTTAATACCAGCGAAGATTTTTGCGTAGTTATTTCTGCTTCCACATCTGCAATAGGACCCCGAAAGTTTAATTTCGTGTCACCATATACTATTTCTGGATATCTTCTACGATTTCCTATAGGTATGGATGGTATAACTATTTTATCAGATTATGTCAGACTAAAAGGATTGGCAACAGTTGATGATGTTGCCTCGGGAACTGGACATGGATCACGACATGTCTTTGTTTCAGGAGGAAAAGATGTTCAAATTCTGGATATGTGGTGTCATCAAAACACTGAAGACTGGGATCAGGATGGCGTAGTCGCAGTAGATACAGAAGATTTTAAGGCTGTAAATGTTTGGTGTGAAAGATTTACTAACTTTCTTGGTGGGACGACGTCGGTTTGTGGTGCTGCAATACGTGTTATCAATGATACTGGTACTCCTATTCTTTATAATTGTAGTGCACCGTATTGCCGTAAAGGATTTCAGAGCTCGGGATGTTCAGCTATTGCCAAGAACTGTATGTCGGATTACACGGCCGGGTTAATTTCAGATAAAGTTGAGTTCTTTGGAACATGGAATACGACAGCTTCAGTATTGAATTATTCTGCAAATGATGCGACGGCGCCGGGATTGAGCGCGATACATAACCTAGGATCACCAGACTATATTGATCCAAATGGAACCCCGGCAAATGATTTTCATATAGATGGCACCGATAGTAAGATAGTCTTTTCGGGAGCAGATTTATCTCTGGATTCTATATTTCCATTCACCGATGACTGCGACTATGATGATAGATCTGACAGGGCCTCATGGGATATTGGAGCAGATCATATTGCAGGATTTAAAAGTCGTTATATTATTGATCCTGACAATGGTCCCGGAACAGACTATACGTCACTACAGACATGGCAAGCAGATTCTCAGAGGGATCTCCGCGTGGCCAAACAGAATATTATTGCGGCGTGTAGATCTACAAGCGGCTCGGTTGATGATTTTAGTGGGTTTGATTTGAATATTAATGGATGGAACTGTAGTTCAGCACATAATATTACTATTTCTGGTATGTCTGGATATCGTCCCAAAGCATATTGGCAGCCTTCGGGTGCAGGAGCACCATATACAATAAAATCTAGTAATACACAATCTTTAGATATTTATGAAGATTATACTATTGTTGATGGTATTCAGTTTGATGGAACTCATACGGGTGGCACTTATGCGGCATATTTCAGAAATGTTTACCATGGACGAATTAGTAATTGTTTTAAAATTAATCCAAATGCTGGATTCTCATCTGTTGCTAGACTTGTTTCGTTTGCATCATCACAAGGAAAATTAGAAGCATATAATAATATTGTCGCCGGTCGTCGGGCAATGGATGCTATTGTATTTGATCTAGATCCCTGGGGAGGTAATCCAGCAGTGTCCACGTCTGGATATTGTTTAAATAATACTGCTTTAAGTATAAGCGCTGATGGTTCAGATATAATTAACTGGGACGCGACTAGTTTGGCGGATGCCTTCAAAACGGTGATAGTAAGGAATAATATAGTTTCCGGAGCAGACGATCCTATGGAGCCGGAGACAGGTGTTACACACCCATCGACTGATTATAATCTTGGTGTACCGGGAGTCACTTATCATGGTTGGAACCCTGGAAGGAATTCCACTAGATTCTTAAACAAAACACGGATACATTTTAGAGATGAATTTGCTTATGATTTTAGATTATCCAGATTTGAATGGTTTGCTGCTAGATGGGGAGAACCAAATCCATCAGCAAACGGATTGGTGCCAGAAGTCGCATATGATATAGTAGGAAAAGCACGACAGCAGCATCCCGGTGGAACCGGTATGGTTAACAGAGATTCATGGGATTCTGAACATGCTCCTGCTGCTGGAAGCACAATGGGTCCATGGTCACCACCATGGGATATTGTTGTTGTGGATACGGGCGGAACAGGAGATTATAGTTCTCTGGCGGCATGGGAATCTGACAGGCAGAGAGATCTTACAGTTGAAGAAGTCATAGAAACAGTGGTCTGTAAGTCAACCAATGGTGCTCCCGATACATCTAACATGTCAATTGGTGGGTGGGACACTAGTGACCTTTATTATATCTATATACTTGCTGATCCAGAACATGCTCACAAAGGTGTTTGGGATGACACAAAATTTCGACATATTACAACTTCTGCCGAATTCTTTTATATTGATGAGCCATACACAGTAGTTGAATCTATGCAGGTTCTAATTTCTGGTTCAGATGCGCTTGAAGGTATATTTGTTGGTGGGGCAGGGGATGAATCGATCGTTAGAAATTGCCTAGTCAAAAGCGATGGTTCATCCAACAAAATAGGAATTCGTTCATATGGTCCATCATATCTGTTTAATAATATTATATATGGTCTATCTGGTGGGTCTACTCAGGTCGGAATCTATATAGTGGGTACCGGAACAGTTGTTGCACATAATACTGTAATTGATTGTAACACAGGTATATATTCTGAAGCGGCCTCTGGAGCAATATTAATTAATAACTTGGCACAGAGATGTACTACAAATTCATATAGTAATTGTTCCCATGGTGATAATGCGGGTAATATGTCAGATGACGGTACTGCTCCAGGGGCGAGTGCAATATCTGCTGGAACTGCCTTATTCCAGAATCCATCTGAATTTGATTTCCGATTAAAATTTGAAGTTTATCAATCGGATGCTGATGCAGCCTCCGCGGCAGATAATTTGCCGAGACGATCGGGTGTAGTATCATTGTTAGACCACCCAGATTATCCGGTGGATTATGATATCTGTGGTACTCGTAGACAGGCACCTTCTGTATCTCGTGGAGCCCATCAATGTATTCTTAGATATATTAGCGTAGTTGATAAAGGAGGAACAGGAGATTACACAGAACTATCAACCTGGGAGTCTCCTGCTCCTGCTGGATCCGCGTCTTTAGGAAGTGATCTTAAAATTGGTGGATATTGTAAGGTGGCAGAATGTAGAAATACCGTTTCAGGAGCATTTGATTTTTGTTCTGTGGTTGGATGGACACCAGATGCATGGCACAATATTGTAATATCGGCAGCATCAGGACACCAACATGAAGGTTATTGGGATGATAGTAAGGTTAGGTTCGAAAGCACTACAAAAGACGGTCTGAATATTAA